TGTGGGCAGAACTGTCCAAAGGCAAAAAGGCTACTAAGCTAAGCTCTAAAAAGCGTAAGGTAGAACTAAACCTCATGCAAGAGATTGAGAATTTGCGTAGTTACATGGAGGACAGTGCAAGTGAGGCATCATACATTGTTAATGAGTTTGCTCCAGAGAAAGAGGATATGCTATACGATATTCAAAGAGATTTGGATAACATTATAGTGAATAGTGAGGCATCAAGTTTGGAAACTTTTATTAGCGACCTTAAAGATAAATTAGAAACTCTGGAGGATAAAGCAAGAGATTTAGGCATGGATGCAAACGAGTTGTACGATGAGTTTGATGATGCTATGAGAGAATTGGAATTTGCAGAACAAACAAAAGGTCAGTGGGATGATATGAAAGATGAATATCCCCTCCTATTCCGTTTAACCAACTTGAAATTTTAAGCATGAGCAAACAAGTACAAAAGATCTGGGCTGAATTGTCTAAAGCTAAGCGCAAAGGCACTAAGCTAAGTGCAAAGAAACGCAATGTGAAGTTGAGCGTAGTAGATGAGCTAGAAAGCCTATACGATCAACTAGAGGAGCAAACTAGCCTTTGTAGCTACTTTGCCTCTGAGTGGGTAAACGAGGCAGAGGCTAAGGTAATTGATGCTATTGATGGCTTAGATGATTACCTTATTAACTCATCCATGAGCTACTTAGCTGATACTGGTAAAGAAGCTCTAGAAGCAATAGCTAAACTAGAGGAGAGTGCTAAATCATTGGGTATTGATCCAGAGGAGATCTACCCAGACTACCAAGAGGTAAAAGAGTGGGCAGAGGGAGCAGAGGACTTACAGTACGATGCCTATGACACTCTGGTAACAAGTTACCTAAAGGATTTAACTGGTTTTGCCGATAGGCTTAAACCTTAATTAAGTAATTAACAAAAAATTAAATAGATAGTTATGGCAACTAGCATTACTACTACTTACGCAGGTGAATTTGCAGGGAAATATATCTCTGCATCCTTGTTAAGTGCAGATACTATTGAGGGCAATGGTATCACTGTAAAACCTAATGTCAAATTCAAAGAGACATTAAAAGTATTATCAACTAACGCATTGGTTAAAGATGCCTCATGTGATTACTCAGATCAGTCTACGGTAACACTTACTGAGCGTGTCCTTCAGCCAGAGGAATTTGAGGTAAACCTCACTTTGTGCCGAAAAGACTTTAGATCGGACTGGGAAGCGATTTCAATGGGCTACTCTGCTTACGATCAACTGCCTCCATCTTTTGCTGATTTCCTTATCGGACATGTATCAGCTAAAGTTGCTCAGAAAATGGAGCAAAACATCTGGGCAGGTGTAAACGCAAATGCAGGAGAGTTTGATGGTTTGACTACATTGATGACAGCCGATAGCTCAGTAGTTGATGCAACTACAACTGAGACTGCTTTCTCATCATCTAACATTCAAGCTGAATTAGCTAAAGTTGTAGATGCAATTCCTAACGCAGTTTACGGTTCTGAGGATCTAGCGATCTATGTACCTAAGAATGTAGCTAAATTGTACATCCGTTCATTGGATGGCTTTGGCGCATCTGGTCTAGGTGGCAACGGTTATGAGGGTAAAGGTTCAATGTGGTACGGAAACGGAGCGCAGTTGAGCTTTGATGGTATTCCATTGTTCGTAGCATCTGGTATGCCTAGCGATCACATGGTAGCATGTCGTAAAGAAAACATCTTTTTCGGCACTGGTTTGCTAAGCGACCACAATGAAGTTCGTGTGATTGACACTGCGGAAACGCTTGGAGATCAGAATGTTAGAGTTGTAATGCGCTTTACCGCAGGGGTACAATATGGTATTGCTGAGGAAATGGTGCTATACACTTTGGCATCCTAATTAGGCTTAATTATTAACTATTAAGGGGCGAGTGAGCGATTGCTTGTTCGCCCTTTTTTATAAAACCACATTTCAATGGCATGTAATTTATCAGCAGGGCGCAAAGTTCCATGTAAAGATGTAGTAGGCGGTATTAAAGCGGTCTATTTTATCAACTACGGAACTGCTACCCTAAGCTACGATGCAACAGATACGGATGTAATTGATGATCTCGGATCAGTAACTGCATACAAGTACGAGCTAAAAGGTGCATCTAGCTTTGAACAGTCAATTACCTCATCAAGAGAAAACGGTACAACTTTCTTTGAGCAAACTCTTAACCTCACTTTGACTAAGTTGAGCAAAGAGGATCACAAAGAGATCAAACTACTTTCTTACGGCAGACCTCATGTAGTGATCCATGACTACAACGGCAATGCTTTCTTGATGGGTGCAGAACATGGTGCAGAGGTAACTGGTGGTACTATCGTAACTGGTGGTGCTATGGGCGATATGTCTGGCTACACTTTAACACTTTCAGCGCAAGAGCAGATCCCTGCTAATTTCCTTGAGGGTGCAACTGAGGCAGATCCATTTGCAGGACTGACCACAGATCCATCTGTAACAGAGGGAACGAACTCATAGGCTACTCTCTTAGTCTTTTTTATGTGTTTGGTGTGGGGGGTGCGTTTTGCGCCCCCCTTTTTTATGGGTAACACTTTACCTCTAATTTAGTTATATAAGTATGCACATAGTAACTACAAGTGAACCACATACCGTAAAGCTAG